GGGGACTTCTTCTCGTCGTTCTCGGCGGGAGTGAGGTCGGTGTTGTTCATTGTGATTCCTTTCTATGGGGTCTCATTATAGGGGTTGTATTTCTCGCGAGTGTCATGCGGCGCTCTTCGCGCGAAGCTGGGCGCGCAGATCGAGGACGGTCATCGAGGTGTCGGACAGAAGCTTCTCCGCCTCCTCCTTCTCCTTCTGGAGCTCGGCCATCTGCTTGCGCATGGCCTCCTTCTCCTCGAGCTGGCGGTGGAAGATGTCAGCGATACCGATGATCGCGATGACTGTGACGACGTTGCAGAAGACCTGGGAGAACATGTGGTTCCTTTCGAGAAACCCATAGCCCGGGTTGGGGCTATGGATGTGAGTCAGTAGTAGAAGTTTCGGGGAGTGGACTCGGGGCGGTTCTTCAGGAAGATCCACTTGGCGATGGTCCAGAGACCAACGCCGAAGACGATGTTCTTGATGATCCAGCAGAAGAAGTTCATTGCGGTTCCTTTCTTGGTTCTCATTATGAGGCGTGATGGTTCCGCGAGACCCATGACCCATGCGGGTCATGAATCTGCCTTCAGCGGCGGGTGGAGTAGAAGTGGACGGTGTCCGCTTTCGTGACTTCATCGTAGGTCTCCTCCGCGTTCTTCCGCGCGAAGCGTCCGACTGCGGCGCCGATCGCCATCGTGCCCAAACGGTACCCGATCATTGCGGGGATCGAGAGTTCGGGCATGACGGCAACCATGGCGACGCCGACGGCGTAGCTTGCGGAGATGTCAGCGGTGAAACCGATGATCTTACGAGCGTTCATTGCGCTTCCTTTCTTGGTTCTCATTATGAGGCGTGATGGTTCCGCGAGACCTATAGCCCGGGTTGGGGCTATAGGCGCGAGGTCAGTTCTCGGAAA